CCGTCTGCCAAATGTTGATCGCGCACGCGGAGGCCGTCCGGATGCGGCACTCCGAAGGGACCGGAACCCACCGAATCGGAGGGACAAATGGCAACCGTTGACCACGCCACGCAATCAGACATGTCGGACATCGAGCGGCGATTTTGCCGGGAGGTGCGCGACCTGGAGCGGAAATGCGAAGTTCTGGAGGCCGAGCACGAGGTGGCCAAGGCCCAAGCGTCGATCGCAAAAAAGAAACTCGACGAGGCCGTCGCGTCGCTGCGGGCAACGATCCGCCGCGGGCCGAGCACCCAGACGGAACTCCTGTTCGCGTCGGAGGGGTGGGGAAAAACGCCGATCGAGCACGCATTGACGCTGTCGGGGAAGCAACTGGAGATCCTCCGCGAAGCCGACGTCGCGACCGTTGACGACTTTGAGGCATTGCGGGCCGGGAAAATCCAGGGCTACCCGCGCGGCCTTCTCGACCTTCCTCGCGTCGGTCAGGCGACGGTCGACAAATGGGAAGACGAAATCCTCGACTGGATCGGCCGGAAGGAGAAGGAATCCAACACCGTGGCGAATGAAACGGACGGTGACGAATGAGACGCCTACTGATCCGCTACCTGTTCGGAATCGACATCGTCGAATCACTGGAAACGATGGAGGCAGAGCGCGACGCGGCCCGGGACGTCGCTGACGACCTGAGGCGCGATTACGACTGCATGCGGAAACTGTTCGAGACGACACGGAAGCTCCTCCACACGCTTAGGGACGTCAACCGGGAGTTGGATGAGCGGAATACCTACCTGGAATCGCTCCACGGCATGACGCCGGGCGAGCGGCGTGCGGCAGAAAAGGTGCGATAATGAGCGACTATTGGCCAGAACAGACCGACTTCGGCCCCCTGTTCCGTCCTGCCCAACCGGCGCCACCGGCTGAGGCCGGGATGGCCGCCGCCGCCGCCTGTCTGGCCAAGGCAGAGCAGACGGTGGGCTTTGACGCCGGCCGGGCCCGGGAAGCCGTGCTCGCGTTGCTCGCGGATGGCCAGCCCCGATCCGGCGAGGAACTGGTGGACCACTGCCAGCGGATCGGGATGGTGCCGCACGACGCCCGGGCATTCGGGGCCGTGATCGGCACGTTGTCCCGGCGTGGGCTGATCGAGGCCGTCGGGCAAACGAACAGGCGGAAGGGACACAACACGGCCGGGGCGACGGTCTGGCGGATCACTGGGAGGGAGTCCACGCATGGCCGGTGACTGGATCAAGGTCGAGAAGTCCACGCCACGAAAGCCCGAGGTGATGGCCATCGCCGACGACCTCGGGATCCACATCGACCACGCGTTCGGACTGTGTTTTCGGTTCTGGTGTTGGTGCGACGACCAAATGACGGATGGTCACGCTCTGAGCGTGACAAATGTCACGCTGGATTCGTCCTTTGGTCACGCTGGTTTCGCGACCGCGCTCGTCAAAGTCGGCTGGCTTCGAGTCCGCAACGGCTCGCTTGAAGTCCCCAACTTTGACCGGCACCTGTCCGAAAGTGCCAAAAACCGGGCACTTTCCGGCATGAGGAAGGCAAAACAGCGTGCGGAAAGCGTCACGAAAATGTCACGCTCCGAGCGTGACAAAAGCGTGACCAGAGAAGAGAAGAGAAGAGAAGAGATAGGAAGACAATACGCGCGCGCCGCCGGCGTGCCGCCGGACGAAGCGGCCGGAGGACGCCCGGAGCCGCGGACGGTGAAAAACCCGGGAGACGGCCCCGCGGCCGGGCCGGGGGCGCCCGGCAACCACGCGGCGGTGCCCGGCCGGGGGCGCATGGCGGCGGAGCCGGGGGCGGGGAACACTCGCCGGACGGGCGAAGACGACTGGCGCCGGCCCGGGTGGGTTCACGACGAATGGGCCCGGATCGTGGCGGCGTGGAACTCCACCGATCGGGCGGTGCCCTGGACGCTCGCCACGCCGCCCAACGGATTCGCGGACCTTGCCGCGTGCCCGGGGTGGGTCGAGACGGCGCTGGCCGCCGTGGCCATGCTGCCGGACTGCCGGCGATTCTCGCGGCCCGTGCCGTGGACGCAATTCGTCCGCGACCTGGACCGGATCATCGCTGGGGAATTTCGTGATCCGGCCACCGAACGCCGGGAACTGGCCGCGGCCGGGGGCCGGCAGCAGAAACGGGGGAACATGCGATGACGCGAACGTGGCAGCAAAACAGCGACGCCATAAACGGGCTATGGCCGCAATGCCAGTGGACCGACGAGGAAATCGAACTGTGGCGGTCGGACCTGTCCGCGCTCGACCAGGACGTGCTCTTCGAGGCCATTCGGGAAGTGAAGCGGTCGCGGGATTCCCTGTACCCGCAACTCGTGTGGGTGCACACGGCCTACCGCACGCTGTTCGCGGCCAAGCGGGCGGCCGAACGGCCCGCCCGGGACATGACGCCGGCATTCTGTGGCGAGCGGCTCGAAATCGACGTGCAGGAGAGCCGGCGACTGGCGGCGGAAATTGCCGCTGAGATCGAGCACGCGACGCCGGCGGACGTCGACGCCATCCTCCGGAAGATCCACGAATGCACCGACCGGATGGACGCCGCCACCGGTTGCCGGTTGGCGTGGCGGGCCGCCGCACGGCGGAATCACCCCGGGGAACCACGACCGACTTCCAGCGGCGCCGTGCGGCCGAGTCCGCGGACGGTGCACGCGGTCGGGCAGGACGACGACCTGGAGTCACGCCGCGCGGAGCAGCTTCGGCTGCTGCGGAATGTTCACGAGCCGATCGGGTAGACTGTCGGCGCCAGTTCACCGAATGTCGCATGGAGGCGGCTATGTTGATTGGTATCGACCCGGGACCGCGCGAGTCCGCATTCGTCGTGTGGGATGGCGCACGAGTGGTCCGGGCTTGCGACATGGCCAACGCAGAGTTGGCCGAATACCTCGATTCGGCATCATCGCCGGTTGCGTGCGAGTGGATCGAATCTTTCGGGATGGCCGTCGGCCGGGAAGTGTTCGAGACGGTTTTCGCGATTGGCACGTTCAGCCAGCACGCCCGCCTGCGGCTCGTGCCCCGTCGCGACGTGAAAATGCACCTTTGCCAGTCCGTGCGCGCGAAGGACGGGAACATCCGGCAAGCACTGATCGACCGGTTCGGGGAGGTCGGCACGAAGAAACACCCGGGGCCGCTGTTCGGAATCAGCCAGCACCGATGGGCCGCGCTTGCCGTCGCGGTCACGGCGCACGACCTGCCGGCCACGGACCATGAGGCCACGTTTCACGCCCCCGTCGCGGAGTCCGCGGCATGATGGTGTCGGACCACACCGCCGCGGACGTGATCCGGCATGTGGCCCTGGCCGCGGCCCGATACGCCATCCAGTCCGGCGGCGACCCGGACGACATTTCCCAGCGCGTGCTCGTGACCATCGGCGACGCGGTACGCGAGGGCCGGGCGGACTGGGCCCTGACCGTCGTGGCGATCCGGAACGCCGTTGCCTCGATTGCCCGGCACGACCGGCGGGCGCGTCGATGCCCCTCGGTTCCGGTGATCGTGGCCCACTCGGGATTGCCAGCATCCGAAGCGATGGCAGAGCAGAGGCGGATCGACCTCCGGCTTGATATCGACGCGTGTCTGGCCAAGGAAGGCGAAAACGTGCGGCGGTTGTGTTCGCTGCTGGAGACGATGACGCTGTCGGAAGCCGCGGCCGTCATGGGTGTGCCGCGCCGCACGCTCCGGGGCTGGCTTGCATCGCTCCGCGAACGGATGGAGGCGCGGGGCTTGGGGGTGGATGGATAGGTGGCAAAAGGTACTACCGGAAGGTCGACGCGGCCCCTACGGCCTACGGATCGACCGACTGTTGGGGCAGACTTGTCCCACCGCGAAAAATCCAAGTTTGGCACGCGGAATTATTCTGGATTGGCACGCCGTTTTTTTCTTGACTACGCTAGACGATCGTATAGAATAATGGTGTAACGCGAGCGATTGAGACTCGCGGAAACGAAAACGGAAACCCGCGACCATGACCACGACCGCGACCACCTGGAAAAAAGGCGACGAAGTGAAGTTGACCACGACGACCGCCGGCCCGGAGTTGCTTCAGATTGTCGGCTTTCGCCGGACCGGCGCCGCGCAGTACGTCGTGCTCGCGGACGCGCAAACCGCCGCCAAAATCCGGACCGGCGAAGTCGACTCAAAAATCGTGGTCCTGACCGGAATCGGCGGACGCGTTCGCGAGATTGAGACCCAGCGATTCCACCGGCTCGCCGCCCGCGGGCTCGCCGTTCACGCCTGACCACCACGGACCCCACCATGCGATACTACGAAGTCCGGACCGCACACACCACCTACCACCTTCGCGCGGATGCCGGCTGCATCCAAGACGACGGAATCCACCGCGGCGGCACGACGGACGTGTGGGGCGGCCGGTTCCAGTTCTTCACCCTGGCCGGCACGGAAATGCCCCGTGTCGGGTGCCCCATGTTGGGCCACAATGCTACGGGCCGCATCCAAACGAGCCCGGTTCGGTCCGTACAAAAAATCAGCCGCAAGCGGTTTTTGGCCCAAGCCTGACCCGCCGACCCAACGCCATGCCCCGCATCCGCACCGAAGACTATGTCCGGCCCACGACCGCGGCGAAAATCGCGGGTGTGAACCGGTCCCGAATCGACCAGCTGCTGACGGCCGGAACGCTCGCCTATGTCGAGATCGACGGTCACCGATTCATCAAGCGGAAGGACGTCGAAGCCTTCCGCGACCAGCGCCGCCAACCACCGCAACGCGAGGAGTGACCACCATGCCCGATATGCCGAACCTCCGGCCAAACCCGCTGCTGTTCGACAAGCACGAGCCCGTCATCGATCCGGACGTGATCAAAAAGGCGCACACTACCCTTGTCCGTGAGCGGAAACGCGACATCCGCGACTTGCGCCGCCGCGAGTCCGCAGCCGATGCCGTCTCGGGCCTGCACCTCGACGGCCGCGAGATATTCGGACTGACCAAAGGCCAGTTCTCCCTAACCGACATGATCGAAGCCATACTCGCGATCACCGGGCCGGCGGAACTGCACGTCTCGACTTGGACGGCCGCCAACACCGACGTGTCCAAGATGCTCGATATGATCGGGTCCGGCCGGCTGACGGCCGCAAGATGGCTCGTCGACGTCACATTCGTCCGCCGTGCGCCGCAACTCGCGGCCAGGATCCGCGAGGCGTTCGGGGCCGACGCCATCCGCGTCACCCGCACGCACGCAAAATTCTCCGTGGTGCGGAATGCGACGTGGTCCGTGGTCGTTCGCACGAGCATGAACCTAAACCATAACCCACGGCTAGAGGACTTCACGGTCGCCCACGATCCGGAACTCGCTGCGTTTCTACTGGAGGCCATGAATGACGTCTGGAAAACGCAAAAACGGCACATCGCTGACGGAACGCACACCTCCGCCACCGACTGGTGGCACAAACACGGCTGAGCCGGAACCGCCGGCCGCCATCGCGGTCGTGCAGTGGCTTGTGAGTGGCGCGAGCGAAACCGACGTTCTCGAAGCGCTGCGCGTGAAGTACCCGGGCGGCGACGCTCGCGAAACCATGGCCGCAGTTCGGGCCCACTTCGCCGCCGAAGGAAACCCCGATTCCGACGCGCTCCGCGGGTGGGTGCTGATCGCGTACCGCGAGCTATACCGCCGGATGCTCGAAGTGGGCGACTTCGACGGGGCCCGAAAAGTCCTCAAAAACATCACCGAGACCGGATTGTGACGCTGTTCGGCGGGGCAACACGAACCGAGCCGGCCAAGCATGCCAAGCGGCACGCCGCGCACCGCCAGCGCGACGCCGAACGGGACAAAGCGGCCAGTCTGGCCGGCCGCGACATCGGCGAACTGCCGCCGGTCGCCGACGCCGCACGACGGGAAGCCTGCCGGCTGAACTTCCGCCTGTTTTGCGAAACCTACTACTCCGACCAGTTCTATCTCGCGTGGTCCGACGATCACCGCGAGGTCATTGCGGCCCTGGAGGCCGCCGTCCTGCGCGGTGAACTGCTCGCGTTCGCCATGTCCCGCGGCAGCGGCAAAAGCGCGCTGATCGAGGCGGCGGGGGCGTGGGCGCTCGTCTACGGGCACCGGGAGTTCGTCGTCATCATCGGCGCCACCGAAGAGCACGCCGCCCAAATGCTCGAAAACATCAAAGTCGCGTTTGAAACCCGCGACCTGCTGGCGGCCGACTTCCCCGAGGTCTGCTATCCCATCGCCAAGCTAGAACGCATCAACAACCGGGCACGCGGCCAGCTGTACCGCGGCAAGCCCACCCATATTCACTGGAAGGGGGAAGACGTCCAACTCCCGACCATTCCGGGCTCGCCGGCATCGGGCGGAATCATCCGCGTCCGCGGCATCACCGGGAGCATCCGGGGTATGGCCGTCACGCGCGCGTGCGACGGACGAAAGGTCCGGCCGTCGCTCGTGCTCGTCGATGATCCGCAGACCGACAAAAGCGCCCGCAGCCCGTCGCAGGTGGCCCAACTGGAAAAGGTGTTCAAGGGCGCGGTACTCGGGCTCGCCGGGCCCGACGTGCAAATTGCTGGGCTCGTCACCGTGACCGTCGTCGCCCCCGACGATCTTGCCGAGCGGCTCCTGGACCGCGAGCGCAACCCGGCGTGCCATGGCCGCCGGATGAAAATGGTCTACGACTGGCCGACGGAGATCGAACTCTGGGAAAAGTATGCGGAACTCCGGCGGGCCGGGCAGCGGAGCGGCGCCGGCACCGGTGACGCCGACAAGCTCTTTGCCGACAACCTGGAGCGGATGACCGCCGGCTGCCGCGTCGGCTGGCCGTCGCGGATGAAGCCTGCAGAAATCCACGCCATCCAGTCCGCCTACAACCTCCGCATCGACAAGGGCGAGGCCGTATTCGCAGCCGAGTACCAAAACGAACCGCTGCCGGTCGTCGACCGCACGACCGAGGAACTGACCGCCCCGGAGATCGCCGACAAGCTCAACCGCTACCCGCGGCAGTTCGTGCCGCTCGGGTGCCAGCACCTGTCGATGTTCATCGACTGCCAGCAGCACGTCCTGTACTGGGCCATCTGCGCGTGGGAGGAAAACTTCACGGGGTTTTTGATCGACTACGGCGCGTATCCCGAGCAGCGGCGGCCGTATTTCACCGTCCGCGACATCACCAAGACGCTTACGGACGTCAGCAGGGCCAAGAGCATCGAAGGGGCCATCATGGAGGGCCTCGAATCGCTCACCGCTCGATATCTTGGCCGCGAGTGGAAGCGCGAAGACGGCGCCACCATGCGGATCGAGCGGTGTCTGGTGGACGCGAACTACCGCTCCGACACGATCTACCAGTTCTGCCGCGAGTCGTCGCGGGCCGGCGTGGTCATGCCCAGCCACGGCCAGGGCGTGAAGGCATCGAGTCTGCCGTTCGCCATGTACGCCAAGAAACCCGGCGACCGCGTCGGGCACTACTGGCGTGTGCCAAACGTCGCCAAAAAAAGGATCATTCGCCATGTGATGATCGACACGAACTATTGGAAATCGTTCGTCCACTCGCGGCTCGCGGTGCCGCGCGGAGATCCCGGGTGTCTGTCGCTGTTCGGCGAGCACGCGGAAACCCATCGCATGATCGCGGATCACCTTGTCGCCGAGTACCGCGTCACGAACACCGCCAAGGGCCGCACCGTCGAGGAATGGCAGGCCCGGCCCGGAAAGCCCGATAACCATTGGCTCGACTGCCTCGTCGGGTGCGCCGTCGGGGCGTCGATGCAGGGGGCCACGCTTGAAGGGGCCAGCGGCTTCCGGCCGGCCAGGAAAAAACGGGTTTCGTTCGCCGCCATGCAACGCCAACGGAGGGGCGCAGGATGACGACGGCCAGCCGGGATGACGTCGGTATCGCATGCCCGCGGTGCGGGTGCCGTGACCTGCGGACGACGAAGACCATGCGGGTCCGCGAGGGCATGATCCGCCGGTATCGCGCGTGCCGCCACTGCGGACGCACGATTACCACGCACGAATGCACCACGCGGCGTGAAGCCGCCCGGCGGCGAGCCTAATTCCTATATGTAGGAACATCCGGGAAAATCCGGAATTCGCGCCGCCAGTTTCGGCGCAAACGGCGTTTCTTACTTCCAGGGGATCATCCTCTGGAGCGCCGCACGGTGCCTGACGAGACCATTGCCGACGCCATCCGCGAGAACGCCGCCGGCCCCGTGAAGGCCAGCGGCGACTCCATTTCCGTCGAGCAGCATTCCATCCAGGACCAGATCGCGGCCGACCGCTACCTCGCCAGCAAGGCCGCGGCCAAACAGCCCCACCGCGGGCTGCGGTTTTCCCGCATCGTCCCCCCGGGGGCCGAATGATGGGATGGTTCTCCGGGCTCTTCGCGTCGCCAAAGCGGGCCGTACAGCGGGCCGTGCGCGTGATCCGCGCCAGCTACGACGCCGCCCGCACCACCGACGACAACCGCCGCCACTGGGCCAACGTCGACAACCTGTCCGCCAACGCGGCCCTGTCGCCGATGGTGCGCGAAACGCTCCGCACCCGGGCCCGGTACGAGGTCGCGAACAACTGCTACGCCGCGGGCCTCGTGCGCACGGTCGCCAACGACCTGATCGGCACCGGACCCACCCTGCAGATCATCGCCCCCGACGACCATGACGCCAACCCGATCGAACGGTCGTGGGCATCGTGGGCCAGAAAAATCAAGCTGGCCCGGAAACTCCGCTGCATGCGGCAATGCCTGAGCCGCGACGGCGAGGCGTTCGCCGTGCTATTCACCAATCCCAAGATCGACCACCCGGTCAAGCTCGACCTGCGGCTCGTGGAGGCCGAACAGGTCACCACGCCGGGGCTCGTGCGGGAAAACGCCGTGGACGGCATCATCTTCGACGAGCACGGAAACCCGCTGGAGTACCACATCCTCCGGACGCATCCGGGCGACGTCCTCCACACGATGGCGTACGACACCGTCCCGGCGGAATACGTGATCCACTGGTTTCGCCTGGAGCGCCCCGGGCAACGCCGCGGCGTTCCCATCCTCGCCCCCGCGCTGCCGCTGTTCTCCAAGCTGCGACGGTTCACGCTCGCCGTCCTCGGGGCCGCGGAAGCCGCCGCCATGCAGGCGGGCGTGCTCTACACCGACGGCGCCCCGAACGACGACGACGTCGAGGGTGAGGCGTTCGAGTCGGTCGAGTTCGAGCGGAACATGTTCACCACGCTTCCCGGCGGCTACCGCCTGGAGCAGTTGAAGGCGGAGCAGCCGACGACGACCTACTCCGAGTTCAAGGCCGAACTGATCGACGAAGCGGCACGGTGCGAAAACGTGCCGTCCAACATCGCGCGCGGCAACTCCTCCGCCTACAACTACGCCAGCGGCCGGCTGGACAACCAGATGTTCGGCCGGTGCCAGCACGTCGACCACTCCGAAGTCGAAGAGGAAGTGCTCGACCGGATTCTGGCCGCGTGGATCGACGAGGCCGCCCGCGAGCCCGGCATCTTCCCGGACGCATTCCCGCCGATGGCGGAGTGCAGCCACGAATGGTTTTGGGACGGCCGCGAGCACGTTGACCCGGCCAAGGAAGCCAACGCCCAGGCCACCCGGCTCGCCAACCTCACGACCACGCTCGCGGAAGAGTGGGCCAACCGGGGCCGCGACTGGGAGAAGGGCGTCCGCCAAATCGCCCGGGAGCGTGCCGTACTCGCCGAACTGGGCCTGCAACTGCCCGACGCGACGCAGGTGACCACGGCCGCCAACACGGCGAGCACGCTCGCCGACATCGCCGACCAATCCGCCGCCACCCCCGGGGGACGCCGCTAATGGCAAACCGTGCCCGCCGCCGCCGCCGCGACCGGATGATCCTTGCCGGGGCCACCGTGCCGTTCACGCTCGACGCCCACGCTACTGTCCAGATCGAGGCGGCAGCGCCGGAGGCCGGCGACGCCACCGCCCCGGCCCGGGTCCGCATCGACGCCTACAGCGGCGGCGTGATGACCGTCAGCAACCTGGGCCCGGTCGTCGTCGACGTCACCGGCATCGACGCCGAGGGCCGGGTCGTGCTCCTGTCCGGCCACGAAAACACGCTCACCGCCACGCTCGGGAGTGCCACCGTCCAGGTCGTCGACGGCCAGCGGCTGCTGGCCACCGGCGAGATCGCCCGCACGAATCCGATCGCGGCCACCGCCATCGACCTGAGCCGGGCCGGCGTGCCGCTCCAGGCGTCGATCGGTGCCGAGCCGATCGAGCCGCCGATCCGGATCCGCGGCGGCGACACCGTCACCGTCAACGGCCGGGCCATCACGGCCGGCCCCGGCGGGTTCCTGCTGTACCGCCGAACCCGTCTTCGCCATATCGCGATTCTGCCCAACGGGGCGGACGCTCGTACCAGTGTTTCCATTGCGGCCGCCGCCGCCAACCAGGAGGGTGCAAACGTGGATTTCCAGAAGTGGGTCGAGTCGCTCGGTTACGTGTACGCGGACCTCACGCCGGAGCAGACCGCCGTGCTCCAGGACGTCTACGACCGCATCGTGGCGGCCGAAAACGCCGACGACACCGCCGAGGGTGAAACCGCCCCGGCCCCGGTCGCCGCCGCGGCCGCGCCGGAAATGGTCGCCGCCTACCGGGCGGAACTCGCCGCGGAATCCACCCGCGTCGCCGCCATCCGCGCCGTCTGCGGCGATCGGCACTGCAACATCGCGGCCCAGGCCATCACCGAGGGGTGGGACTCGGCCCGCACGACCTCTGCCGTGCAAGAAGCGGTCCGCGCGTCGCGGCCCCGTCTGCCGGCGATCCACACGAAGGAGTCCGGGAGCGTGAACACCAAGATCATCGAGGCGTCGCTTTGCATGGCGGCCGGTCTCGACGTCGAGAAGTCCTACAACGAGGAAACGCTGGACCGTGCCAGCAAGTTCCGCCGGCGCGGCCTGCGGTGGCACGCGGAGCAGATCGCCGCGGCCAAGGGCCACGCCATCGAGGCCGACCCCGGCACGATGGAGTGGATTCGGGCCGCGTTCTCCACGAGCGAACTGTCCGGCGTCGTCGGCAACGTAGCCAACAAGGCGCTCCAGGACGCGTTCGCCATGGCGCCCTCGGTCGCCGAACAGATCACGGCCACTAGGTCGCACGCGAACTTCCAGCCCAACACCGTCTACAGCCTCGCCCTGAATGGCGAACTGCAGCCCGTCGCGAAGGACGGTGAACTGAAGCACCTGCGGATGAGCGAGGAGAGCCGGACGCGGCAGGTTGAGACCCGTGGTGCGATCCTGAGCATTTCGCGGCAAGACCTCATCAACGACGACCTCAACGCGTTCGCGGACAACGCCAAGGCCCTCGGCCGGAAGGCAGTCCACAGCCGCGAAAAGACCCTGTTCGCCGCCCTCAACGCGACGGCCAACGGTTCGTCGTTCTTCACCTCCGCCCGGGGCAATTACTTCGAGGGTGCGGCCACCAACCTCCAGTCCTCCAGCCTCGCGACGGCGGTGCAGATGTTCCGCGACCAAGTCGGGCCGGACGGTCTGCCGGTGATGGTGGACCCCACCATCCTGCTCGTCCCGACGGCCCTGGAACAGGCCGCCAAGGAACTGATGAACAGCCAGTACGTCGTCGGGCCGACTTCGGCCAAGACGCCGTCGGCCAACATCTGGCAGGGCTCGTTCCAGCCGCTGGTCTCGCCGTGGCTCTCGAATTCGACCCTGACCGGGGCGAGTTCGACCGCATGGTATCTGCTCGGCAACCCGGCCGACCTCGCGGCGCTGGAAATCGCGTACCTGAACGGCCTCCAGACGCCGACGGTCGAGTTCTTCGGTATGGACACCACCCCCGACGTGCTCGGTGTGTCGTGGCGGGTGTTCTGGGACTTCGGCGTGGCCCTCGCCGAGTACCGGGCCGGCGTCAAGAGCAAGGGGGCGGCGTGATCGCCCCCCGGCTCGCCTGAACCACCAACCACCACCACCACCAGAAGGGAAACTTCGCCATGTCGATCGCAGACTACGTTTCGGGACCGGACACCATCGACTACACGCCGACGGCGGACACCGTCGCCGGCACCGTGGTCGTGCAGGGCACGCAAATCGGCATCACCAAGGTGGCAATCGCCGCCAACAAGCTGGGCACGCTCCATGTGCAGGGCCTGTTTGACGTCGACTCCGCCAGCGGCACCACGTTCGCCGCCGGAGCCCTCGTCTACTGGAACGCCGGATCCGCCAAGGCCACGTCGACGAACACCGACGTGCTCATGGGCCGGGCCGCCGTCGCCAAAACGTCGGGCCAACTCAAGGTCCGCGTCCGCATCGGCTGCGCCTGAGCGCCCGCCGCTGCATGAAATCCGACGGGGCGCCGCGCGAGCCCAAGCCCGGCGCGGCGCCCCGTCGATCGGACTCGTAACCGTGGAGTGTCGACGTGCCGACCGAGACATGCACCAACGACTGCGCAGCGTATGGCCGCCGCCCGGCTTCGCTGCCGCTTGAGTTCGTGCAGGGCGACGACTTCGCGTTCACGGCCGTCGTAAACCGCAATTTGACGGGGCACACCCTCGCGGCCTCAATCGTCAACGCCTCCACCGGCACGACGGTCTGCACGTTCACGACGACCAGCACGCCGGTCACCGTAAACGGCGACACCCACACCCGGGTCGGATTCAGCCTGAGCGACGCCCAGACCGCCCTGGTGATCGGGCCGCAGCCCTATCGATGGTCGTTTCGCTGGACGACCCCCGGCGGCGACACCCGAACCATCCTGGCCGGCCGCGTTGTGGCCATGAGGCGGTGACATGACCAGCAGCAACTGCACCGCATGCAACGACATCACCGTTTCGGTCGAGTGCGCGACTGCCAATTCGGAGGTGATCGTCCAGGTAGCCGAAAACTCCGGGCCCGCGTCCACCGACGCGCTTCCCGAAGGGTCGACCAACCTCTACCACACGGCCAGCCGGGCCGCCGCGGCCGCACCGGTGCAGAGCGTGGCCGGGCGAACGGGAGCGGTGACGCTGGCCGTGGCGGACGTGTCGGGGGCGGTCAGCACGACCGACGCCCGGATGACCGACGCCCGCGAGTGGTCGGCCGCAACGGCGACCCAGGCCGAGGCCGAGGCCGGCACATCGACCAGCCGGCTCGCGTTCAGCCCGCTGCGGGTTTTTCAGGCTGTCGCCGCATGGTGGGCCGGCTCGGCCGCCAAGACCAAGCTGGATGGGATCGCGACCAACGCAACGGCCAACGCCACCGACGCCCAGCTGCGGGACCGATCGACGCACACGGGGACGCAAGCCGCCGGCACGATCACTGGCCTCGCGCCGGTGGCCACCAGCGGCTCCGCCTCCGACCTCACGACCGGCACGATCGCGACGGCGCGGCTGGGGAGCGGGACGGCGTCGGCCTCGACTTTCCTGCGCGGCGACCAAACCTACGCCCCGACCTCCCAGCTATTTGACTTCACGCGAACGGCGGCGCCGGCCGGCGCGACCGGGGCAACACCCGGCCCGTACACCTGGACGATCCCGGCCGGAGCGAAGGCCGTCTACATGATCGCCATCGCTGGCGGTGCCGGCGG